CCTGCAGATCCGCCTGGGGCCCATCATGGCCACGACCGCCGCCAAGGACGACGAGCTGCTGGCGCTCATGACCCAGTTCTTCTACGACCTGCAGTTCTGGCTCCAGGTCTACGAAGAGCTGCCCTTGCTCACGGACGTGGACGGCGTCACGCAACCGGCCGTCACGGTGGTGCCCGTCATCGGGCAGAAGATGCCGGTCAACCTGACCGAGGTCATCACGCAGATCGTGGCGCTGCGCAACTGCGTTCCGCCGGTCATCAGCGTGCGCACCTCCCTCTCCCTGCTCCGCGCAGCCGGGATGCAGATCCCGGACGATGAGGAGACCCAGCTGGCTACCGAGGCGTCCACTGCCCTGGATCCGTTGGGGGAGCTGGGTCTCGCCGCGAGTGACGGGGCTGACCAGGCGCGGGCGGACGCGGAGCTCCCGGCATGAGGATCATTGATCGTCAACGCTGTCAGGTGAACCGCGTGCATCTCCGTATGTGCACGAACCTGTATCGCCACTCCTGGCCGATCTGGTTCCTGGTGGCAGCCTACCGTCGTCCTGGGCAGCGCTGCACCTGCTGTGCGGTGCGGCCATGACGTCGTCCCTACTGCCCCTCACGGGCTACCTGCACGTGGAGCGCGCGGTACTGGTGCGCATGGGCGATGACCTCCTTGACGCACAACAGGATCTGCTCGGTCGGCTCGCGAAGCTGGCTGCGCGGAACGGGGGCGTGGGGGCGCAGGTGCGGCAGGCCCAGCTGAGCCAGATCAACGCGGCGCTCCAGAAGACCCTGGACTCGCTGTGGAAGGAGCTGGGAGAAGAGATCATCGTGGGCGGCCAGGAGGTCGCTGACGTCGCGAGCAGCACGCAGGCGGTGTACGACCGCATCCTGTTCAGCAGCGCGGGGATGACGATGCCGGAGCAGCTGGTGCGCGCCGAGCAGTCCTACGCGCGCAACGTGGTGGAGCACTACTGGTCACGCACACAGAACGACATCAGCCTGAGCAAGCAGGTGTACAAGACCGAGGCGATGAGCAAGCAATGGGTGGACCGGGCCATCCACCGCGTTCTGCTCCAGGGCGGGTCGTGGAAAGACCTCGCGGACGTGGTGAAGCCGTTCATCAACCCGAACACCCCCGGCGGCGTCTCGTATGCGGCCAAGCGATTGGGGCGTACCGAGCTCAACAACGCCTTCCACCAGACGGCGATCCGCCTCGGCGAACAGAACCCGTGGGTCACCGGCCAGCGCTGGAACCTGTCGGGCAGCCATGGTCGCAAGGACGAGTGCGATGTGTTGGCCAGCAAGACAGTCAGTCGGAAGCTCGGTCGCGGGGTGTATCCGGATGACGCCGTTCCCCGGAAGCCTCATCCCCAGTGCTTGTGTTATCTCACACCGCAGACCGTGAGCGAAGAGGAGTTCTTCGACCGGCTGCTGGCGGGCGACTACGAAGACGCGATGGAAGGGCGCTCCCTCGCCTCCGCCTCCGCAGCCCTGCGGGTGGCATGATCGAGAGAAGGGCCGTGCGCGGGCGGTCTACCACTGCGCACGGTCTTCCGGCTAGAGTGGGCGCTCAGTGCCAGCGCGCACGAACCACGGTGCCTGTGAGCCCCGTACGAAAGGAACCCCATGAAGAACACGTTGGTGAAGACGACCCGCATCGCGCAGGTGATCGGGTACCGCGCGGCTCGTCCCGGCGAGGACGGTCCACAGCCGATTTGGCTGGCGCAGGGCGGTTCCGACGACGACACGGGTGGTGACGACGCTGGTGACAGCGATGATGCCACGACGGATGATGACGACGATGACGCCGGTGGTGCAAGCACCGACGACGCGAAGTCCAAGCCCAAGACCGTGTCGCAGGCAGAGTTCGACCGAGTCACCAAGCATCTCAGCAACGCTGATCGGAAGAAGCAGGCGGCGGAGAAGAGGGCGGAAGAGCTGCAGAAGCAGCTCACCGAGCTCAAGACCAAAGACCTGCCGGACGCCGAGAAGCTGAAGCTGGAGCACGAGGCGGCAGTCTCCGAGCGGGACAGCTTCCGCACCAAGTTCCAGAACCTGGCTCGGACCAATGCGTTCCTGTTGGCCAGCGAGGCCGCGAAGGTCACGTGGGCCAACTCCTCCGCTGCACTGCGGGTGGGGGACTTGGATGACCTGGAGATCGAGGAAGACGGCACGGTGCCGGGCATGGTGGAGGCCGTCAAGGCACTCGCCAAGGAACACCCGTACCTGCTGGCCCCCAAGGACTCCACCGACACGGACACGAAGGACACCGCCGGGACCAAGAGCGGTTCGGTGGTGGGCAGCAAGCAGAAGGGCAAGAAGGTCGAGCAGGAGTACTCCCCGGAGGAGCTCCGCAAGATCTTCCCCGCCCTCCGATAGCGAAGGGAGTTTCACGTGGCTGACACGTGGCGGTGGGACAAGACCGACCCGGTGGACACCATTCGGGCTCGGCTGAACGTGGACTGGCTGGCGGCGGACATCGGGGTTCCGGTGGGCGTCGGCATCAACGCGAGCGGCAAGCTCGTGAAGGGCGCAGGCAACACCGGCGTCGTCGGTGTGGTGATCCTGAGCAAGGCGCGCAAGGCGGGCGAGCCCGTCGACATCATCAAGCGCGGTGAGGCCGTGGGTGGCACGCAGGTCATCGTGGCGACGGCTGCGCTCGCGGGCACCAGCTACAGCATCAGCGCGACGGGTGTCGTGACCGCAGAAGCGGCGGGCACGCGCGGCACGCTGGGCTTCACGGTCGAGGTCGACCGCCTCGTCGTCGACTTCCAGAGCGCGTGAGAGGAGGGAACCCCATGAGCAATCTCATCACGACCCGGGATCGGATCGTTGTCCCCGCGTGGGCCTGGTCGATGGACAACTCCATCGCGCCGGACGGCTCCATCGCGCACAACATCCTGCGCAACAAGGCCGTGCGCGACCAGTACCTGCTCGGCATGGCCGGTGGTGCGGACGGCACGCACGAGGCCGCCGATGTGGTCATGCAGACCATCGACGGCGTCGACACCAACGAGCTGTGGCGCCAGTTCCAGGCGTCGGTCCAGCTCCAGAACGCGGAGCGCCAGCCCCTGATCGACTTCCTGACGTTCACCGTCAGTCAGCCGTTCGAAGGCGTTCCGACCGGCACCAGTGACGCCACGTTCGAGCGAGCGTCCGAGCGTGGTCTGCCGCGTTCGTACCGCGCCGAGGGCAAGTTCGAATGGCTGGGCTACGACTTCGCCTGGCGCGACATGGCCTTCCGCTACACGTGGGAGTTCCTGGTCGACGCGTCGGCGGCGCAGATCCAGAGCGAGAACAACATGGCGCTCCAGGCGGATCGGAACACGATCTTCCAGGAGATCATGTGGACGTTGTTCAACAACGTCAACCGCGCCACGGAGATCAGCCAGCGTCCGTACACGGTGTACACGTTCTACAACGGCGCGGACGGGGCCGTTCCGCCGCCGTACAAGACCAACGTGTTCACCAACACGCACAACCACTACCTCTCGTCCGGCGCGGCCACCATCACCTCGGGTGACCTCGACGAGATCATCGATCACATGGCGCACCACGGCTACACGAACGCGAACGGCGCCAACATCGTGATCATGGTGAACAAGCAGGAGGGAGACGTCGTTCGGCAGTACCGCTCCATCGCCAACGGTGGCACGGCGCTGTTCGACTTCATCCCCGCGCGCAACACGCCGTCGTTCCTGCTCCCCATCACGCTGCGCACCCCCAGCGGCGGGACCGCAGAGCTCCCGGCGCCCACCCTGCGGGGCATGACGGTGATCGGCTCGTACGGCGAGGCGACTGTCGTCCAGGAGGACTACATCCCGGCGGGCTACGTCGTCGGCTTCGCCACCGGTGGCCCGGACAACACCGGCAATCCCATCGGCTTCCGCGAGCACGGAAACCCGCAGATGCGCGGGCTGCGTCTCGTGAAGGGTCGTCGGGACGACTACCCGCTCCAGGACGCGATCTACCAGCGCGGTTTCGGGACGGGTATCCGTCGCCGGGGTGCGGGTGTGGTCATGAAGATCGGCGTCGGTGCGTACACCATCCCGTCGCAGTACGCGACGCAGCCGCTGTAGGAGGTGGGCTATGAGTCGAGAGATTGATCTCACCAAGCCGCTGACCGAGGACGAGCGGCAGTACCTCATCGACCGCGACAAGTGGGTCATGCTGGCGCGGGCGGACGGCCACGATGACGTCGAGCGCGCGAAGCGGGAAGCCGTGGAGCGCAACGACATCACGCAGGGTCGTCGGCCCCCCACGCTGGTGGGTGAGCAGGCCGTGGTCCAGCAGATCAACGCGCAGATGGCTGTGGAGCAGGAGAACCCTGATCCGCTGGCGGACAAGCCCTACGACGAGTGGCCGTACAAGGCGCTCCAGGAGGAGCTGAAGGTCCGCAAGCAGGAGGCGTTGGACGCGGGCATGGACCAGGCCCAGGCCGACGAGTTGTACAAGGCGGGTGGGGCGCAGGCCGACCTCGTCAAGCGACTGGAGGCCGACGACGAGCGCGTCGCCGCGCTGGAGTCGCAGTAGTAGTACCAACTTCGAGGAGGGGCGCGCGTCCGGGTCGGTGTCAGCCCGCGCCCCTCCTCGGACCACGAGAGGAGCCAGCATGGCCACGGTAGAGGAGCTCGCGCGGCTCCGGGATATGGTCGGTGAGCCGGACCAGGAAGACGGCTGGACCGACGAGCGCCTGGAGTCGTTCCTGGCGCGGACACTCAACGCCAACGGGACCGTGAACCTGCGGGCTGCGGCGGCAGAAGTGTGGGGCGCCAAGGCAGCCCAGCTCGCGGAGCTCGTGGACGTGACAGAGGCCAGCTCGAGCCGCCGCAACAGCCAGGTCTTCGACCACGCGCAGAAGATGGCTCTGCAGTACGCCAGCGCGGTCACGGACCCCACGAGCCTGGTCGGCCGTACGCGGTCTGTCGCCATGCGGAGGCCCGCTCGTGGTTAGCGGCATCGCGGCGACGGAACTGCGCATCCTGCGCCGCAACACGACGGCGTTCATCATGGCGGATGAGCGCGAGATCACGCTGAGCCGGAAGACCACCACCGGCACCGGCACCGGCGGGTCCCGACCTGGTGTGGCCACGCCCCTGCCGACCCAGACACTGCGCCTGCTACCGCAGGCCGAAAGTACGTCTACGGAACGCGCACTGCCCGACGGGCGGGTGGTGAAGCCGACCTGGGTCTTGCTGGGGGAGTACACCGCCGACATGAAGCGGGGAGACACGTTCTCGCTCCCCGACGGCACGGTCGGGGAAGTGGTGTACGTGCACGAGAAGAAGGACTACGAAGTGAAGGGGGAGGTGATCGCGAGTGGCCCGCGTTGAGTTCCGCAAGGACAGCCTGACCCCGGCACTGAAGCAGATGAAGCCCGCGCTGCGGCGGAACGTCTATCAGGTCATGCGCTTCCACGCTCCGAGCCTGGAGGCGAAGGCTAAGACGGACGCCACCTGGACGGACCGCACCGGCAACGCGCGCAGCAGCCTGAACGCCAGCGTGGAAGTCCTGGGGCCCAGCACCTTCGCACTCGTGCTGGCCGGGGGCGTGAAGTACCAGATCTGGCTGGAGGTACGCTTCGCGGGTCGATACGCCGTCATCATGCCGACCATCCGTGCCTACGCCCCGCTGGTCATGGCCAGCTTCACGAAGCTGCTGGAGCGGATGGGGGTGGCGAGCGGATGAGCGTCCGTCATCTGGTGCACGGGCTGCTGGCCGCCCACGTGCCGCTCACCGCCGTGTACGGCACGCGGATCATCGACGAGGGCAACCTTGGGGAGACGCCGGGACTCATCCCGCCGTTCCCCTTTCTGGTCACCAAGTACGGCGAGGAGACGCGCGGATCCAGCCGCACCAGCAAGGTCCAACTGCTGGAACTGTGGTCGTACGACGTGCCGACGGACTACACGCTCACGGAGAAGGGTCTTGACGCCGCGTACGCGCTGCTGCACGAGCGCGGTGGCGACAAGGCCGTGGTGGCCGGGGAGCCCGACACGTACCTCGTGGAGGCACTCTGGCAGTCCACCAGCAGGGACCTCATGGACGACGTCCTGCGCGCCAGCGTGCGGTACGCGACGTACAAGTTGGTCACCAACCAGTAGGCTACGACCAGGAAAGGAGTTATCCATGGCCACCAAGACCATCGTCCGGTATCACCCG